CTCAACAAGATGGTGGCGGACGAGAGGCGCTTCTCCACACCTGATCCGCGCACTGAGACGCTGAAGAACGCCCTGCGGGAAATCGTGGAGATCGGCCCATTCGCTACTTCAGAGGGATCTATCTCAATGATGGAGCTGGTCGATTGCATGCTGAAAGCTAACAGCATCGCCCGCAAGGCACTGGAGGACGATGATGCCCTCCTTCTATAACGAGATCGACCCCTACGCTGCGGCGTGGCTGCGCAACCTGATCAAAGCAGGACTGATCCCCGATGGCGAAGTCTCCACAAAATCAATTGTCGATATTCGACCTTCCGATCTTGTCGGATTTCAACAGGTCCATCTCTTCGCCGGGATCGGCGGATGGAGCCAAGCACTACACCTCGCGGGGTGGCCAGCTCATCGCCCTGTCTGGACAGCCTCTTGCCCGTGCCAACCGTTTAGCGAGGCGGGCAAAGGGCTCGGGGAAGCAGACCCCCGCCACCTCTGGCCAGAAGCCCGGCGCCTCATCGCCGCTTGCCGACCCTCTGTCGTGCTGGGAGAACAAGTTGCGCGCAAAGCTGGGTACAGATGGCTCGATGGAGTACGAGCTGACTTGGCGGCGGAAGGTTACACCAGCGGGGCATTCGATCTCGCAGCTCTCGCGGTGGGAGCCCCGCATATTCGTCAGCGGCTCTATTGGGGTGCCGTCAACGTGGCCGACACCGACAAAGGCGGACGGGGACGGTGGGCATGGGATGGGGCAGGCGAGCGCGACGGGCAGGCGCCCGAACGGGACGAAGGTCACCGTCAGTCTGCCGGGCGTCGTGAAGATCATCACGACGTGGCCGACGCCGAGGGCCTCGGACCACAAGAACGGGAACGGCAAGACCGGCAAACGGACGCACGAGGCCGCTCACAAGGCAGGCTGGACCCTCTCAGAGATCGCTCGTTCTGGTCCGACGCCATCTGGGTCGAAGGATCAGATCGAAAGGCCCGGCGCCTTAAACCCGGCCTTCCCTTGCTGGCTCATGGGGTTCCCGGACGAGTGGGACGCCTGCGCGCCTACGGCAACGCCATCGTCCCGCCCCTCGCGGCGGAAGTCGTCAAAGCCCTGATGGAGACCTTGGATGTCTGATGATCTTGTGAGGCAGCTGCGCTGCTATGCTGACATAGATGACGCCGTTTATAATCCGTGGGTGTATGGGGAAGCCGCCGACCGCATCGAGAAGCTGGTGGAAGAAAACGCGGACATGCAATCAAAGGTCGCCACTGTGCGGCTCGCTGCTAAATATGCGGCGAAGATACGCGATGATCGCATCGAGAAGCTGACGGCGGCGCTGTTGGATCTATGTGACGGATGGGAATGTTGCGCGGTATCGCGCTCTATGCGCGCCGTCGCCCGCAAAGCACTGGAGGGGAAAGATGCCTGATCTTGTGAAACGGCTGCGTAAAAACGTGATGTGTGGCGATGCTGTGATCGAAGAAGCCGCCGACCGGATTGAGCATCTGGAAAATCGCTGCGCCAACCTATTGGTCGGAAACCGCGCTCTGAACATCCGCAGCGACAAGCTGGAGACGGCGCTGCGGGCGATCATCGACCGCGCTGAGTACCGGATGGGCCACCATGTTACCGACGCCGTTTGCGCCATCGCCCGCAAAGCACTGGAGGAAGACGATGACTGAAGCCTCGCGGGTCCAGAAGATGCTCAACGAGCAGAACGCATGGATTGACCAGCTCAAGAGCGAAGTCATGCGACTGAACCTTGAGCTTGTCGGCTACAAGGTCAGGAAAATTCAGTTGGAGGAGGCGCTGCGTTCGATTGCTGCCAACGCTTGCTGTGACAGTTGCCGTGAAGCTGCGCTTGTCGCTCGCAAAGCACTCGACGATGCCCCTTGAGCCCATTAGCTTTAAGTGCAGCGCCTGCACGAAGACCTCGGCGGGCGAGATGGACTTCCGCTACAAGGCCGAAATCCGCAACCGCTGGCCGTGGCGCATCCACGTCGAGCATGAATACACGAACGAATATTCTTCGTGCGAACACTGCGGCGCCGTCAATCACGTCTGGCCCGAACATTCCGTCGATTTGAAATGGGAGAAGATAGCATGATCAAAGCAACAAGCCGCCGGGGCTTCCTCACCGGCATGGCGTCCCTGTTTGCGGCGCCCGCCATCGTCAGCGCCCAGAACCTGATGCCGATCAAGGTGCTTCCCTTCGAGCCCTACATGCTCGTCAGGGGCCAGTCACTCTTCACCGGCGCATGGGTGGAGGCCAAGATCATGGAAAAGGCTGGAGACCCCTTTGCCTTCCTGAGCGAGGACTTCTACAGGCGCTTCGGCAAGGAGGTCAGCTCCATGTCCATGTCCGGTCTTCAGACGGCGGCCATTGAGAGCCGGGCTGATGAGAAGGCAAGGCGGATGTTCAGCCACCCTGAGCCGCAAGTCTTCCGCCTGCACCATGAGAGCGCCCCCTTCGCCATCCAGACGAGGGATCACCTCTACGGCCCCGACGAGATCGTCTACATGACTACGCCGCCGGATAATGTTTTCTGCTCCGCGAAGCACAACAGGAGGGGCTGATGCGCCTTAAACAAGTCTCCAAGCGCCGCTGGAAGGCCCGCCTGAAGCAGGGGCGGTGGGTGCCCCGCATGGTCGTCGAGATCCACTCCCTGACCGCCCCAGAGGGCGACAAGCTGGTCTGGCACCCGGAGGAGGACTTCATCAAGGTCGCCTTCCCGCTGTTCAGTTCCTACCGCCCCTACCACCCCGACGACACGAAAAGAGCGTGGAATGGGGAATAAGCGTTGCGGAACTCATGCGGAACTTGAAAAGCCCAGAAAACCGGGAGAAATTGACAGACCTCCGCACATCCTCCGCAAGACCTCCGCAAGCGAAGAAAAACTTGCGGAACTCGTGCGGGGTGTTGTGGTGTAATGTGTTACATTAACACCCCCCGCTTCGGCGGGGTGTGAGTTCCGCAAGGGTCAATGGAGGGTCTAGGGGCGCGCTTCGCGGCCCCCACTGCTGACCGGACATTGTGGATGGGGCGGGATCGGCCCTGCGCTGTCGCTGCGGGCCTCCCCCGCTTGAGACGTTTGATGCGGGATTGACGTGCTGAAGAGACTGCGTTAGCCTTTTAACCTTAGCAATCGAAATGGAGGTCAGAATGAAATATGAGATCTTGAATGTGGGCGGTGTACCGTTAAAGGTCCACTCGCATGAGGTGACGATCAGGCAGGCTGGAGACTGGCGGCTGGTTGAGTGTACGGCCTACTCGAAAAACGGTTGGACGAGCCTCAAGCTGTACCTCGACCGTCCTGCGAAGAAGAACGTGTGGCGCCTCGGTGTGAAGGGCGACTACATGGCCGGGACGAGCGACAGCGCCCTGCTCGTCGAGTTCTACCCCGCCATGCGCGGCTGGGTCGTGTCGCAGGCCAACGGCAATGATGTCCCGCTGCCCGTGGAAGACGTGGCGGCGCCGAAGCCGATCTCTGTCCCCGGCAAAGTGAGGGACTTCGTCGTGGGTAGCATCTTGGACCGCATGCTTGCTCTCAGGCCGCCCCTCTCACACAAGGCCCAGACGAAGAAACTGGGGCGTTATGTGGTGGACATGATCGCGGATGAGTTCAAGGTGTCGCCTGCAAGGGCCAAGGCGTATGTGAGCGCCTTGATCGACAGTGGCGTCATTGAGTTCGCCATGATCGACAAGCACAACCGCATCAGCGGCCTGCGTCTGGTGGAGGTGGCCAATGGCTAAGGCACCCAAGAAGCACGACTTCAAGCCGTGGCCGCAGGGCACCCGCACCCACTTCGGCGTCCCCACGACTGATCGGGATTTCCCCGATTGGCACGTCACCCCCGGCACATATATTGCCGGTCGGGAGCATCTGGATGACCTCGACATGCTGGCCATCCAGATGGAGGAGAAATGGGGCAGGGATCGTCTGCGCCTCCTTGTAGATCGTGATCTGCGTGAAAAATTTGACAGGCAGCGATACAAGACCAATCAGGCGATCTGGAAGGGGAACTTGCAGGACGTGAAGATCGAGGCCGACCGGATGATGAAGGCGTGGAGGGCTTTGGATCGAGCTGCGGAGGCCGCTGGGCAGTGGGGACTGGCGACGGAGGTATGGGAGGCCGTGACGCCTGACGGAACCGTCGTGGCGGTAGTCAGGAACGATCTGGACATGCGCAAGGTCGTGGCCGAGGGCAGGCACGTCGAGGTCTACACGATGTCAGAGGTAGCAAGGCTCTTGGCTAACTATCCCGGACTGGCCGCCGTGAAGGCGTCCTTCCCCGGATGTCAGGTGGAGCGGGTCTCTGGGCCTCCCCGTGACCCTCTGGACGCCATCCCCGACAGCAAGGCCCACATCGACGACGCTATCCCCTTCTGACGATCAGCGTCAGAAAATGGTAGAAGGGGAACAGCGTCAGAAAATGGTAAAGGGCCGGGGTACGCTGAACCAGCCCCCCGGCCCTCCACTGCCTGACAGCACCCCCTCGGGCGTCAGGCGATCCGCAGTGCGAGGACGATCTTGTCCTCGACCCATTCCATCGGGAGCAGGCCCTCAAAGATCCCCTCCAGAAGGATGATGGCGGACTGCGGCACGGGACTGGTCCCTGCCTGCCAGAGCTGGACGGTGCGGCGCGTGACGCCCATGACGGTCGCCACGTCAGCCGTGCTGAAGTCCAGCTTGTGCATGATGTCTTTGAGTTTGTCCGGGGTCATTTTGGGGCGTCCCTGTTCTGTTCCATTTCCTTGACCTTGCGTTGTAGTGTTTCAATCATCTTGGTCATCTGTGGCAGGTCGAACTCAACCCAGTGCGTGTATTGGCCATTGATGAACATGTGGACCGTCGCCGTGGGATTTGCCTCGTGGACAACCACCTCAAGCCCGTTGGCGTTTTCGGGTAGGTACATCAATGCATCATCTCCAATAGCGCGGCCCGTGCGGAGGCCTGTGAGTGGGAGTGGCGGAGGTCGCCGTGTGTGGTGAGGGCTCGCCAGATAGGCTTGCCAGTGGTCACGGCAGAGCCTTGGCGGACCCAGCCGATCAGGCGGTCGAAATAATAGACCTCATAGCAGCCATCCCGCTGCTTGCGTGACGTGTGAACGGGGTGCGGCATCACTCGGCCCCCCCTTCCTTGTCTTCGTCTTCCGGGTCTGGTTTGGTCATGTCCGGCGTGTCGTAGTAGCGGTTCATGTAGTGTGCCTCCCTGCGCACGTCCTTAATGTGGCCTTGGAAATCCCACTGCGTGATGAGCCTCATCAGGCAACCCACGATAATCATGGCCTCGGGCGCCGTGACGATGAAGCCTGTGATGCTTTCATCATTCCCGATGCGGATCATCAGGTCGTCGTCGCCATAGGGTTTGGCGATGGTGAGGCGGTCACCGTCGCAGTCCTCAATGTCGATGAGGTATTCCTCCTCATCGTAATTGGCCTCGTTCATCATCCGCTTGAAGCCGTTCATCATCTTGTCGAACTCACTCATGGGAGCCTCCGTGGGGGAAATAGAGGGGGGTATTTCCCCCCTCCGATGATCAGTCGCGAGCCATGTGGGGGATGTCGAGGGACATCAGGTGGGCCTCGTCGAGGGTCTGGGTGGTCCAGACGCGCTCCATGCGGATGATGTCATAGTTCTCGCCGGTCTGGGCCTTGGCCGCCTCGGCAGACTTCTTGGCCTCGTAAAGGGTCTCAAGCTTGCCGATGCTGCGGACGACGGAGCGGTCTTTGGGGACAACGTAATACATATCAATTCTCCTTCAGGGGGTTGGTGGGGGCCGAAGCCCCCGGTTCTTTCAGGCCGCCTTCTTGACCTTCTTGGCCTTCACGCGGAAGACACGGAAGGCTTCGCCTTCGATCTTGCAGCCGTCGATCTGCGCCTGCGTCAGGCCCAGCGCCAGCAAGGCCTTTTCGTTGATGCTCTTGCGGGACTGCAAGGCGACATCGACATCGGCGGTCTCGCCTTCGATGAAGCCGTAGCCACCAGTGATGGTGACGATGTCAGCCTTGGCGGCCTTGAGAACGGCCTCGGCATCCTCGAACTGAGCCTTGGCGGCGAGGAACACTTCGACGGCGGCGACGGTGTTGGAAGCGGTCATATCGATCTCCATTAAGTTGCGGTCTTCATTGCGACCGTGATTGAACCTTACAGCGAAACTATTTCGCCTGTCAATTGGGGTGGAGAAAATAATTCGCCACCCCCTGTGGATAACTTAGATCTTCACATATTGGCTGGGGTCGAGCCAGAAGGGGGCGCCAAGTGAGCCCATGAGCTTGCCCTGCACATAGACCGCCTCGACGTACTCGCTCTCGTCAGCAGTCTGCATCTCGACGATCTCGATGATGTCGCGGGCGGGTGTCTCGGACCAAGGGTCAACGCCAAGGACGTGATCGGCAATCGCCTCGCACATGGCGTCCCAGAGACCCTCGCCGGTGGCGGTGAAGGTGAGGGCGGGGGCGTATTCTGTCAGGGGGAAGAAGGTGAAGGTCATGTTAATCTCCATTAGGGTTGGGTTGGGAGGGGGCCGAAGCCCCCGGTTTCAGGCGTAGGCGCGGTGGCGCTTGATTTCCCACTTCTCGAACACCGGCGAGCCGTCATCGTTCTCGTCGATGATGACGTAGGCGACGGTCTTGAGGACGAGGGCGGCGCGGTCACCATCGACCGTGAAGATGCGGTGGGGATAGCCAGCCCACATGCCCTGACGGTCGCCCTCGGGGCGGTCGCTGAACTCGAAGTGGGCGCCGAACACGGTGTCGAACTGGCCAAGCAGGCGGGGCTGGGTCATGTCGGGGGTGTTGTAGTAGGGGGCGATGCACATGGCGGGCTCCAGAGGCTGCGGTCATCAGTGACCGTAGAAACAGAATAGGCGAAGAAAATTCACCTGTAAAGGGGGTGCGAAAATAATTCGCACCCCACCCTGTGGATAACTTCAGAGGATGATCTTCTGGTGGATCGCCAGCGAGAACTGGATGGCGGCGCCGCGATTGATCGCCCTGCCCACCTTCAGGGGGCCGCTGAAGATCAGCCCGAATAGGCGCCCGCGCTCATAATTCCACTGCGAGTTCGCGTTGTTGATGTAAGCGTCGTACCGGATCGGGTTGCCCGCCCGTGCCTCGCTGAAGCCCTTCACGAAGGGTCCGCTGCGCATGATGCCGAGGATGGTGGTGTCTTTGGTGGGGACTTGGCGTTGCATATCAATCTCCATTGAGTTGGGTCGGCAAAGGTCGGCAATTGAATTGCCGACCCGCGCTGATCAGAAATTGTAATCGTAGAAGCGGCGCGGTTTGCCGCACATGTCGTAGCGGTTGCCCCACTTGTCGGCCCAGCCGCGCTTGCCAAGGCGGATGCGGACAACCCGGTTCTCGGGGTTCGAGGTGATGGTCCATTCCTGCGCGCTCTGGTTGGCGAAGTGACCGACGAAGCCGCCGGGGGCGAAGCCCATGTCCACCTCGGGGTTCGAGCGCACGGCGTCCATCTCGCGGATGTCTACGGTCTTGCCGCTGACGTGGCGCACGACCTCGAAGGGGGTGATGTCAGAGTAGCCGACTTGGTTTGCGAAAGCGTTGGTCATGTTCATCTCCATTTAATTCGAAGGGTGGGTGGGGGCCGAAGCCCCCGGTCAGATCAGCTCGTGGGCGCAGGTGACCAACTCGGCGATGGCATCACCCTTGGTGCAGTAGGTTTGCATCCAGCTATCCCTGTCGTTCTCTTCACGGCCAACGAGGAAGGTGTTCCACAGGCCGTTTTCGTGACGGACGACGCGAACCTGAGCGCCGTTGGCGAAGCTCACGATGTAGATGCCGGTGTTGATCTTGCGGCTGGTGTAGGTGTTGGTCATGTCAATCTCCATCTGTTTAGAAGCAACCATGTCCCTCTTATAGGCGAAGATATTTCGCCTGTAAAGCCCTCCAAGCTCCTGTGGATAACTTTTTTCAAAAATAATTTCGGTGGAGGCGATAACGCCCGGAAATCCGAGACATTGACCGGCTCGGCGAATTGCGAGACACTGCCTGCAAGCCCGATTTACCAATGGATCTTTGATGGTCAAGAAACCAGTCCCTGCGAACAAGCCGCCAACTGCGTCCGCTCGCCCAGTCGGGCGCCCGTCGTCTTACACCGACGAGGTCGCTGACATCATCTGTGATCGCATGATCAATGGGGAAAACTTCAGCCAGATCTGCGCCGATCCGATGATGCCAAGCCGTGCGGCGTTGTATCGGTGGAGAGCGTCTCGCCCCGATTTCGATGCACGGTGCGCGCGTGCGCGTGAGGCGCTCGCCGACTTCCTGCTCGACAAGATCGAGGCGATGGCGGACGAGACGACCGAGGCGAACGTCAATTCGCAGCGCCTCAAGATCTCGACGGCGCAGTGGCGGGCGGAGAAGATGGCGCCCCGCACCCTCGGCCCGCGCGTGAACACCGAGATCACCAGCTCGACCGTCCACGTCCAGCACACGACCATCGACGTGCGCCAGCTCGACGCCGCCGCGCGCGATGCGTTCAAGCAGGCCTTGCTGGCCGCCAGAACCATCGAGCATGACCCGAACGAGGGGCAGGGCTGATGCTGCGCCTCGACCCGCCCTTGCCCGTCCAGACGCCCCGTGGCCCCGGTCTGGCCCACGTCCTGATCGACTACGGCGCCGAACATGACCTCGTCTGGGTTGTTTTCCAAGACGACGGCGAATGCTGGTCTTGGCGCAACCAAGACATCCGCGCTCAGGCCAACGTCACGATGGGGAGGAAGCTTTGAGCAATGTGCCCATGATCGTCCGCTGCGGGCTTCATCATACTTTTGGCTGGCTGCGCCGCCGGGAGAAGGACAACCGCGACGGCTATTGCTACGAGGCGCCTGATGGCGACCTGATCTACACCGGCATGTTCACGCACGAGAAGGCCATGCTACTCTATGAGCTGGTGGACCCGGAGACGGGTGACCATTACCTCGTCGATCAGGTGGGATCGGATTACTGATGGGACGCTTCATCGAGTTCGATGGCCAGAAGATCGACGTGGATCGCCAACTCTGGGAGATCGCCAAGGCGGAGGCGGAGGAGGATCTCGTCGAGTTCATCAAGCAGGCGTGGCATACCATTGAGCCTGCGGCGCCTTACGTTCATGGTTGGCATGTCGATCTGATCGCTGCCCATCTCATGGCGATCTCTGACGGCGTCGAGCTGGAGGATGGGACGCTCTACAATCGGTTGCTCATAAATATCCCGCCCGGAACGGCTAAGTCCCTGATCACTAACGTATTTTGGCCCTCGTGGGAGTGGGGTCCGCGCAACATGCCGCATTTGCGCTACGTCTGCGCCGCCCACAAGATCGAGAACCTCTCGGCGCGCGACAGCCGCCGCATGCGCCAGCTCATCACCTCCGACTGGTATCAGGAGAGATGGGGCGACCGGGTCAAGCTGGCGCGCGATCAGAACGAGAAGCTGAACTTCGTGAACAGCGCGAGCGGTTTCAGGATCGCGACCGCCATCACAAGCTTGACGGGCATCAGAGGCGACCGGGTGATCATCGACGACCCTCACAGCGTGGACAGCGCCGCGTCTGAGGCCATGCGCGAGACCGAGGTTAACACCTTCCTCGAAGCGATCCCGACGCGCCTGACCAGCCCCATTGAGAGCGCCATAGTGGTCATCATGCAGCGGCTCCATGAGGGTGACGTAAGCGGCGCAATACTCGACAAGCAGCTCGGCTACGACCATGTGATGCTGCCCATGCGCTTCGACCCCGTCCGGGCTCGGCCCACCCTGCTCGGCATCGAAGACCCCCGGCAGGAGGCAGGCGAGCTGCTCTTCCCCGCCCGCTTCCCCATCGAGGTCGTGGACCGCGACGAGCGGTCGATGGGGCCGTATGCGACCGCAGGCCAGCACCAACAGGAACCGGCGCCCAGAGGCGGCGAGGTCATCAAGGCCGCGTGGTGGGAACCGTGGATGGAGGAGGGGTATCCGCCCTTCGATTATGTGGTTGCCAGCTTGGACACAGCATATACGACCAAGCAGGAGAATGACTTCTCGGCCTTCACTGTGTGGGGCGTGTTCTCCAGCGATTACTCGACCATGCGGGCCGAAAACTTCGTCAACGCGCGCGGCAAGTTCAAGACCAGCGCAGACGAGGCCGCCCGCTTTGATGAGGGCATCCGCATCCGCGATCTGCTCGAATACAACCCGGAGAGCGTCCCGCGCGTCATGCTCATGGGCGCGTGGCAGGAGAAGCTGGAGCTGTCGGCGCTGGTCGAGAAGGTGGCCAAGTCCTGCCGCAAGATGAAGGTGGACAAGCTCCTCGTCGAGGGCAAGGCGTCGGGCCTGAGCGTGGCGCAGGAGATCCGGCGCCTGCACGGCAACGAGGACTGGGCCGTCCAGATCATCAACCCCGGATCGCTCGACAAGCTGGCGAGGGTCTACTCGATCCAGCACCTGTTCTCCGAGGGCATGATCTTCGCGCCCGACAGGAGCTGGGCAGACATGGTCATCCGCCAGTGCGAGATCTTCCCCAAGGGCAAGAACGACGATCTGGTGGACACCGTCAGCCAAGCCCTGCGCCACCTCCGCGAGACCGGCTTGCTCGTCCGGGCGCCAGAGCGTATGGCTGAGATCGACGCCGGGCGCCGCCATGTCGGCAAGGCTCCCGCCGCTCTATATCCGATCTGAGGGGGTCAGCATGACAGAGCCAAATGAAATCAAGAGCTATTCCAAATGGGCAGACGAGTCTGATTACTACAACGGGTTTAACCGTGTAGAGGTGAAGCCCACATGGCGCGACCGGCTAGTGAAGTGGATCTGGCCTGACGGCCTGCGCCTTGCCCTTGAGAACCAACGCGAAAAGGAACACCTGCGCCTCAAGCTGCTTGAAGCCTTGCGGGCCTGCGAGGACGCCGGGCGCATCGGCCTCCAACTCTATGACGAGAACGAGAAACTCAACCAGCTTTTGAGCCTCTCTAACGCGACCCCGGAGCAAGTGTCGCTGATGTCGAAGTCTGTGCTTGAACAAAGCAAAGAGATCAACGTCTTGCAGGACAAGCTCAAGCGCGCCTATGAAGACCACCAGCGCCTGCACGATCAGGTGAACGAGTGGATCGCCCAGTTTGGAGAACCGAAATGATCCCCTGCTCCGCCATCGTTGACGTGATCCGCGAGCCCAACCTGATCGGCATGGGCGCCTTCAAGGTCGAGGTCTGGGGCAAGGAGCCCCACGATTATGTCCGCGTCTATACGATCAACGCGGCTTCTGATACACTTGCAGCCCAAGAAGGCCTCCGCCGCTTCAGCGAGGAGATCTCCCTGTTGCTGTCTAAAGAGGGCTGAACATGCCGCTGCCCGGCCTCGCGCCTCAGAACATCCGCCTGCCCGGCCTGCCCGAGGCAGCGATCCCGGCGCCCGAGGTCGTGATCGTGCAGGACGACGGGCCTGAGCCCGAGATGAACGACAACGACCCGGTGCTGCGCATCGAGCATGAAGACGGCTCGGTGTCGATCAGCATCGACGGCAACAGTTTGAAGGATCGCCCCGGCAAGGCGAAGGGTGGCTGGTTCGACAATCTCGTTGAGGACATCGACCAAGGCTCCCTTGGCCAGATCGCCGACGACCTCCTGCGCGGGATCTCCGACGACATCGAGAGCCGCAAGGAATGGGTGGAGGGCAGGGCGACCGGCATCAAGCTGCTCGGCCTGAAGCTGGAGATCCCCGGCCTCGGCGGGTCTGCTGACGGCGCCCCTGTCGAGGGGATGAGCCGGGTGCGCCACCCGCTCCTGCTTGAGGCCGTCCTGCGCTTCCAAGCCAACGCCCGGAGCGAGCTGCTCCCGACCGATGGCCCGGTGAAGATCCGCGACGACAACACGAACGCCACCTTGGACGAAGACCAGCTCGCCGATGCGCTTGAGCTGGACCTCAACCATTATCTGACCGTGACGGCGTCCGAGTATTACCCCGACACCGACCGCATGCTGCTCATGCTCGGCTTTGGCGGCACCAGCTTCAAGAAAGTCTACTTCTGCCCCCTGCGCGGGCGCCCGGTGTCCGAGAGCGTGGACGCCGATGACCTGATCGTCAACAACGCCGCGACTGATCTGCGCAACGCGAAGCGCATCACGCACCGCTCGATGATGCGTTCATCGACCCTCAAGCGCCTCCAGATCCTCGGCGTCTACCGCGATCTGGATCTGCCGATGGCGAAGGAGCAAGACCTCGACGCAGCGCAGCGCGAGGAACGCTCGGTGCAGGGCATCTCGGCTGGCAGCTTTCGCCCCGAGGACCGCGACCGCGAGATCTACGAGTGCTATTGCGAGCTGGACATCAACGGCTTTGAACACAAGTACAAGGGCAAGGTCACGGGCCTTGAGATCCCCTACCGGGTGACCATCGACGTGTCCTCCCGCGAGATCCTGTCCATCGTCCGCAACTATGACGAGGACGACAACGAGCTGCCCGAGGCGCGCACAAATTTCGTCAAGTACACCTTCGTCCCCGGCCTCGGCTTCTACGATATTGGCCTGCTCCACATCCTTGGCAACACGACCAACGCGATCACCGCCGCGTGGCGCGAGATGCTGGACGCGGGCATGTTCGCCAATTTCCCCGGCTTCTTGATGGCCGACACGGGCGCCCGCCAGAACACGAACATCTTCCGCGTTCCGCCCGGCGGCGGCGCTCTGGTCAAGACCGGCGGCATGCCGATCAGTCAGGCCATCATGCCCCTGCCCTACAAGGAGCCGGGCGCCGCCCTGATGAACCTCGTCAACAACATGGCCGAAACGGGAATGAGGATCGGCGGGACGAGCGAGAGCCAAGTCGGCGAGGGCAGGGCAGACGCGCCGGTGGGCACGACGCTGGCCATGATCGACCAAGCCACCAAGGTGCTGAACGCCGTTCACAAGCGGATGCATGCTGCGCAGGCTCAGGAGTTCCAGCTCCTCGTGCGCTGCTTCCAAGAGAACCCCCAGAGCTTCTGGCAGCGCAACCGCAAGCCCGCCCGCCAGTGGGATGAGGAGACGTTCCTGCGCGCCTTGGCTGACTGCGATCTGGTCCCGCAGGCGGACCCGAACACGGCCAGTCACGCCCAGCGCGTGATGAAGATCATGGGCCTGAAGCAGCTCCAGCAAGGCAACCCCAGTCTCTACGACCCCATCGCCATCGACACCGCAGCCTTGCAGGCGATGGGCTGGAGCAACCCGCAGCAATTCATGGTGCCCCCGGACTCCCTGTCCGCCAAGCCCCCGCCAGAGGTCGAGTACGCCAAGGCAATGGTGCAGATCAAGAAGCAGGAGGCCGACGCCAAGACCGCGATGGTTCAGGTCAAGGCGCAGGAGGTGGCCGCCAAGCTGCAAGGCGAAGATGGTGCGCCTGCCGATCCCAATGCTCCCCCGACTATGGAGGAGCAGATCAAGATGGCGGAGCTTCAACTCAAGCAGCAAGAGCTTCAGGAGAAGCACACCGACAGCATGATGGACGCCCTGAACCGCAAGCGCGACCGGGAGAGCCGCGAGCGTCTGGCGGCTGTGAAGCTGGCCGAAGATCTGGCCGCCAATCCGGCTGGCATCCCCATCGTGCAGAGCATCATCCCGGATGATATGCTCCAGCGCCTTGAGCAAAACGAGCAGCCTCTGACTTCGGAGTAGGTGGATGGATGACGCTGCCTACCAAGCCCTCATGGCGAAGCTGTCAGAGGCTTACCCTGATCAGCCTGCCTATCGTCCCGCTGACGTGAGGTTGCAATCTGGCCAGATAACCCAGCAACAGGGCCAAGATCCAGTCATATTGACCAACCCGCGCACGTTGCAGCAGGGCGAGTCCAACCCGATTGAATTTGACCAGTCCGGCGGTGTCTCACAGCTTGGTGCAATGATGAACGCGGGGCGCCTGCGCGGCATGTTGGATATGTCGGGGCAGGACGGCATGACGCCCGGCTACAACGCAATGCTCACCGCTGGCGGACCCGATGGCTTCAGCACATCCTACCGCCGCAGCAATGAGATCGGCGGTCGCGGTGATGCTCAGAACGCTATTATGATCGCCAAACAGTTTGGCGAGCGCAATGCGCCATCTCCATCGCTCAGTGCGGGAGCCAATTGGTCAGGAACGGGCGGCCCCATAACTTATGACCTGTCTGGATCTGTGCCGTTGACGACTGGGCGTAATCCCGAGGCGCCACAGTTCAGGCTCCCGTCTTCCCGCGAAGAGCAGCCAATGGTTCCTTTGACGCGCAGGGATCGGGAGCGCCAGCCTTCTCGTCAAGAAGTAAAGGGCGCTATATCGGCTGGATTGAGCCACAGTCCGCGTGACCACAGCACAAGAGCGAACGCCGGGCTAAAGTTCAACTATGCCGATGGTGGCCACGTCGATGCCGCCCTGCATTTACTTCGCCAGCACTTCGATGAGGGCGGCTTCCTCGACAGCCTGCGGAGCTTGTTCTCCGGCGACGACTATCAGTCCACCGGCGACAAGGTCATCAAGGATGGCGAGGTGCAGTGGGGCAACCCCGAGAGCGCCGCCGACTTCTTCCGCGCCGCCAAGGCCCGCATGGCGCTCGACAAGGCGCCCGATGTTGCCGCGCCCCTTCCGCTTCGTCGCCCTGCGCCCGAAGCCGCGCCTGCACCAGCTCCCGCCCCTGAGCCTCAACGTGAGACGCGCGCAATCGCCGCCCCTGCTCCAGCTCCTGCGCCGATCAGCATCCCCTACACTTCGCCCTTCTTGGCCATGCCGCACAATTTCGAAAATGAAACACCGGGCCACTTGGTCGAGCTGCCGACCGGGCAACCCGGCTACGGGCAGGCCGCCAACGAAGATGATGGCGGCAGGACGTGGGCAAGCCCAAGGGTTGAAACCGGCCAGTATGTTGATATGTACACGCTCCCCGAGGCGGCTCTCAAGCCCCCCGCGCCGCAGGCTCTTGCCGACCGCGCCGTCGCTCTCGCCCGCAATGAAGCGCCAGCACCGCCTGCTCAGGCGCTCTCCTACGCGCCCCCGCAGGCTGCGCCCAGCGCCCCTGCGGTTGCGGCCATCAACAGCGCCGTCGCTGCGCCCCAGATCTTTCCGGTCAACGGCACCTTCGTCGGTGGCCCTGCAAGCCACTATGGCGCCGCTCGCGGGACGCTGGGCGATTACATGCGCCTCCACGCCGGGACGGACTGGCAAGCCAACAACGGCACCCCCGTCTACTCCACGACGCCGGGCAAGGTCGTCTATGCTGGCAACCACAGCGGCTACGGCAACATGGTGGACATCGCGGCGCCTGACGGCACGATCCGCCGCTACGCCGTCCACAGCGGAGACGTGAGCGTGGCGCCGGGGACCGAGATCCGGGCTGGCCAGCCCATCGGCACCATTGGCGGCCAGCACCTTCACCATGAGGTGATCAGGGCAGGGACGCCCGCCGCAGAAGCCGCTCTCAGCGGTCAATTTGGCAGCACTCAGCGCATCGGTGGCGCTGAACACACAACCGACCCGGCATCCGTCTATGGGCTCAAGCCCGGCACCGCCGTCATCGGCCCGAATGGCCTGCCTTCACTCCCCAAGGTCACGAACCGCGCCGTCAACTATCCTGAGATCACCGATCAGGAGAAAGACCTGATCGCGAAGACCATCGCTGCCGAGGCGAGCGGCAAGAGCCCCGAGGAGGCTCACGCCATTGCCAACGTGATCTTGAACCGTGCAATCGCTGGTGGACGCTACGGCAAGTCGATCCGCGACATCTTGCTTGCTGAGAACCAGTTCGAGCCTTGGTCCGATGAGAGCAAGGCAAATTATCCTATGAAGTTCAAGCCCGGCATGCCTGCCTATGACGCTGGCGCCGCAGCCCTTCGGAGGGCGTATGACGCTGGCGACATCACAGGTGGCTCGACCTACTTCTGGGCGCCGAAGCCTCAAGGCGAGCTTGGGCGCAATGTCCCCGACTTCGCGAAAAAATACCCCGGCTTCAACATCGGGGCGACCCGCTTCCATCGCGAGACCCGTGAGGCGGGTGGCGAGGTCGAGGGTTATGGCGAGGGCGGCCAGATCGTGAAGCATGCCCTCGACGCCATTCGCGGGTGGCACGGCTCCGGCAGACAGTTCAAACAGTTCGACCCATCCAAGATGGGCTCGGGGGCTGGCGAGCTTTTCGGGCGTGGCGTCTACATCACCGACACGCCTAACTTCGCGCGCACATATCGGAACATGGCCCTCAAAGGTTCGCCAGAACCTAAGATCGGCGGCGTCCCAGTGTCGGATCTTTACATGCAGTTTGAGCGGCAAGCTAAGGAATTGCCTCCGCAAGATGCGAAGCGCATCTATGACAAGATGCAAGTCCTTGAGGACATGGTGGGTGACCCGTCTGATAGCCTTGCCCTTCGAGAAATACTCAAATCAAGTAACTATCAACCCGAGGCTCGGGAATGGTTTGAGAGTAAGGTTGTCCCGAAGCTCAAGACCCCCGGCGGCCTGTATGAGGTCGAGATAAAGGCGAAGCCTGAGCAGTTCCTGCAATGGCAGAAACCCTTCGGCGAGCAGAGCCCATTCATTCAAGACGCCCTGCGCCCCAAGGCTGTTGAGATGGCTGAGAAAGCTAATCAGGCCCGCGCTCAAATGCTGGAGCGGGGAGTTGACTACGCGCGCCGCCCTTTCACGCCTGAGCGCATCGAGGAGCTTCGCAAGATCTCCGCCCCGGAAGACATCGGCGGCCTCAACCTCTACGGCGGCATTCACCGCGACTATGGCTCCGTGAACCCGAACGAATGGCAACCCGAGGCAAACCAGTTCCTGCGTGATCAGGGTGTCGTCGGGAATACCTACAGAGACATGGCGGGCAAGGGCAAAGTCCAGAATTATGTCGTCTATGACCCGGCAGACACCGAGATCTTGAACCGCTACGCCCACGGAGGCGAAATCCACGGAGACGGCAACATGAGCCACGACGACATTGTTTCCCGCGCTCTGCATGCTGCGCGCCGCCATTTCAACGGGCTTGACGGCAGCTATGTCGATCCGATGGGAAACGTCGCCTTCCCTGCGGCTGGGCCTGAGCGCGAGCAGGCGCCAATCGCCACTGATAACGCAGAGCGGATGCGCGCTGCGGAGGAAAAAGCGAGACTTGCAAGAGATATTCAGGCCTTTGAGGCGAGTAACGCTCGCATTGACGCGCAGCCCCAATGGGCTCGTGAGATGACGCATCGGCCTTCAGAGCCCCGCGCCAACATAGCCATCGACGCATTCGGTCGTGAAAGAGTGCTTGGCAACGCCCCATATCCCGTCGCCAACCCGCTCTCCTCCCTTGCGCAATTCGGATATGGGTTGAAGACTGCTCCGCTGTATGCTGCCGGTGCTGCTTTCCCCCCAGCCGCCATGTTGGGGACCGCTATCGACACCGCCGAAGGCATCGCCGCAGGGAGCCCCACGCAAGTTGCGATGGGCGCCTTCGGCATGCCTGCAAGCGCAGCCCGCAACGTGTTTGCCCCGCTGGCTGTAGCGTCTGGTCTTACAGCCCCTGATGAAGCTGAAGCAGCAAGGGCTCCTAAAATTGGTGGCGCCCTTGCTGGGGCTGCGCGCGGGGAGCTTTCCCGCGTTGCCCCCAAGGCTGTCGATCCTTCTCTTGAAAAAGCTTTCGACATCGTCAGGTCTGCCACTGCCGGGTCTGGCGAAGCTGCTTTCCCGCAGCTCCCCGCGTCTGTGCGCGCCCTTGACATCGCTCGCGGCGAAGCTCCCCCCAGCGATGTCGTTTCCGGTATGACCGGCGCCTTTGCCCCGAAGGAAGCGCCCATCCGTGGCCAGACGGGGCTTGAGATCAGGGCCATGCAAGAGCGCGCCCTAAACCCCGAGGAAATGGACAAGCTGACCGCCCTGCGCGCCCAGAGCCCCGAGTTCGCTCAGGCCTCGCGATTTATGCTGCCTGAAGAACTGAAGGGTGTCATTGCCAATCCCCGGCAGATCGAACCGATGATGCGCCTGCTTGAGGTCATCCCGCAGGCTGAACAAATGTCCTCTCTCGCCAAGGCCGGGGCGCCCAAGCAGGGATGGTATCGCGGCAGCACTCAGGCGCTCATGGATGTCTTCGGGCCTCAAGACGCGCCCCGCTTCTCCGCCCTCCTCGCCGCCACGTCTCCTCAAACCAGCGTCGAGAGCAACCTTCTCAATACGCTCAACATTTGGAAAAACTGGGAGGCCGCCGGGCGCCCAACAGATCCTGCGGCCATCAAGCGCGTTATGGGCGCGAGTGTTCAAGGCGGAAAAGGCGAGGACAGCATCCTTGACGCATGGGTCAATAATTCGATCCGCGCCCTCACAACGCCTGATCCGCGCGCTATCACGCTCTCCGGCCCAAAGGTGAACAGCTTCTTCCGCAACCTTGCGGATGACGTTTATCGCGTCACCAATGATGCGTGGATCTCGAACGCCACGAACATTGACCAAGGCCTCCTCCGCGTCAGCCCGACCGCCCAGCAATTGGCGGCTGGCAACCCCGGATATTCGCCCGGCTACCTTGCTCTGAGCGCCCGCCAGCGCGAAGGCGGACAGATGGCGAGAATGCTGCCCAGCGAAGCTCAGGAGACCATCTGGTCCGTGGCCATGCCGCTGATGGAAGGCGCAACCAAGGCTGGCATGCACCCCCGCGAGTTCTTGCAGCGCGGTTTGCTGACGCCTGACTTGATCCGTGGAACGCCCGACTTCTCGTCGCTTCTGCGAAACGATCCTCGATATGCCAACATAATTCAGCAAATGGGCCGTGGCGAACAATTGGAAAAAATGCAGCCCTTCAATTTCCCGCGCCAGCTTCCTGAGATGACCGCATCTGATGTCGCCAATCTTGAAAAGACGGCGGACACCCTCGGCAATCTGCGCGAGCGCCGCCAGCGGGAGTCCAGATCTCTGTTCCCCGGCTATACGCCTGAGCAGGATAAAACATTCGCCCACGTCACAACGAGCGGCATCCCCGGTCGCGGCACCGGAGTGGCTGAAGACCTAATTGACGCCCCTGCCGGGTCGCGCGCTAACTTCTCCAGCCGCGTGTCGAACGTCTTCCAAGATCCAACTGGCATGGACATCCTCCATAAGAACCTTGGCCTGAGCCCCGTCTCCACAGTCCCCTCCACTGAAGTATGGCGCCCCGGCATGGAAGGCCCTGTGGGCGGCATGGGGACGAGCCTCGCGCATGCGACGGAGTACCGTCCTCCGTTGGAAGTTGGTCGCGGCTATACCGCTTCCGTTGAAGCGCCGGTGACCCTTAACAAGAGCGGGCAAAAGATCGTAGACCCGGCGGTCGAGCGCGCTCTTGAGGTGGCAAGCACTCTTCGCGGTGCCATGACTGCCCAACATGGAACGCCTCATCACGCGCTGATCGGAGATCCTAAAGGCGCAGGAACAGCATTCACTTTCCCCAAGAAAGTTGATGCCGGTGATCAGCAAGCGCGCTTCGGCATGCTTGGGGCGTTGAACACTGAGCCTCTTGCCATAGCCGACACAGGGCGCACCCTCAGTGCGTTCCCTTGGGGCAAGATGGAACCTTTCACCGACGCAGATCGCACTTGGATGAAAAACTTGGCGGGCGCCACCGAGGCTATCCCTGTCACAAACATCGCCGGTAAAAAATCCTACGTTGATCTTTCGTCTGAATTTGCCCAGCCGGAAGGTTCGCGAGCTGTCGCAAAGAGGCTCACGTCATCTCTTAACAAGCTAACGCCGGAAGAATTTGGCAGGCTCGACAACGTCGAACTGCGCCGCGCCGCCGGTGATCTCCATGACATGTATGCCTCGCAGAATGCGAAGGGGAACCGGGTTCGCCCCGATTTCCTGAACATGCTCTCGATCATGCGCGACAAGGGATTGAAGGGCTTGCAAGCAGCCTATCGGAAGAAAGAGTTTCTCCCGGTTCTCGCCGCGCTCGGTCTTGGCGATCAAATGGTCAGCGGTACATCCGTTTCGGGGGAGCAGTGATCAGCTTGTTGAGCTTTTCCCCTACCTTCTTCGGCGGCAAGGCCCACCCCCAACGCTGGTACATGCCAATCACGACCTCGCCGTTCTTGCGGACAAACTGGACGCGGATAAACTCTCCGTCGTCTTCGATCATGGTGAGCTGGTTACGGGGGTCTAAGAGCTTAAGCTGTTCTTTTATCTGCTTTTTAGACAGGGGGCGGTCGTCCATCTTGGATCTCCATAGGGGGCGTTTAATGAATACCGTTTCAGTGTATACTCGCTAACGCCGCTGTGGCAACCGGGACGCCGGAACTCCGAGGAGAAAAAGCATGTATGAGATGGCGAAAAAGGCCCGCGAGGCCATGAGAGGCAAGGCCAAGCGCCTCGCTGGCGAGAAGGACAGCAAGGTGGACAGCTCCGACTTCACCCCCGCCCCGATGTTGAACGCGGACGTGAAGACGGGCATGCGCCCGATCTCCAAGCAGGGCTTCAAGAAGGGCGGCAAGGTCGAGGGCGACAAGGCCATGACCCACGCTGGCCGCAAGCCTCGCAAGTCCGGTGGCCGCGCCATCACTGCCGACAGCCTCATCAATCGCAACCAGAAGGAAGCGAACGAGGAGCGCGATGGCCCCAAGCACGAAGGCGGCATGAAGAAGGGTGGCCGCGCCAAGAAGGCCCTCGGTGGCATGCCCGCCGACGCCCTGAAGGGCACGATGAACCCCGCAGCCGTCTTGCAGGCCGTTCGCGGCGCCACGATGGGCATGAAGAAGGGCGGTCGTTCTGAGCGCAAGGCTGGCGGCAACGTCAACTATGGCCCCGCCGAGAACGTGGGCGGCAAGCCCGGCGTCTCGACGAAGGAGCAGATCGCCATTGAGCGCAAGGGCGAAGCAGCCTCCAAGCCCACGCGCGGCAAGGCCGTGAACAAAGAGGGCGGCGGCGAGATCACCGCCTACGGCAGCACCGCCCCGATGCAGTCGATGGGCGCTGATCCCCGCAATGACATGGTGAAGAAGACCGCCATGAACTTCGGCGCTGGCGCCACCGGCTCGCCCTACAAGAAGGGCGGCATGGCCAAGCACGAGGACGTGGCCGAGGACAAGGCGCTCATCAAGAAGATGGTGAAGCCCGAGGCCCGCACCAAGAAGTATGGCGGCGGCGGCATCAGCGATCTCAACATGGGGCCTGCCAAGGCCTACGGTGGCGAGCGCAGCGACAAGCCCAAGGCGTCCAAGAAGGGCATGAACGTGGCGATCACGATCAACACCCAGCCCCAGCCCGCCGACCCGATGGCTGGCATCCCCGGCCTGCCTCCGGGCATGCCTCCCGGTATGCCTCCCCGTCCTCCCGGCGGCGTCCCTGTCCCGATGGGCATGCCCGCCGGTGGCGCTCCTCCGGCGCCTGCCCCGCAGATGCCGATGGCCATGCCTCCTATGGCTCCTCCCGGCGGCGGCATGCCTCCGATGGCTCGCAAGGCCGGTGGCAAGGTCTATCGCTCCTACAAGGACATGGATGCTGGCGCCGGTTCTGGCCTTGGTCGTCTTGAGAAGACCGAGATCCAGAAGCGCAAGGCTTAAAGAGTTCGCGGGCAGATCGGTACTGCCTGCGGATAAAGGGACGGCTGGTTTGACCCCCTCTACCAGCCGTCCCAATCACATCGAGGGGGAGCAAAGAGGGGTCTTATGCTGACGTTCAACACGCTCTTTGAGCGCGAACTCAAGAAATTAATCACAGCTTCTATAGAAGACCGGAAGGAAAACCTTTCTACCGGCTTGGCAACGATTGATTTCCCAACTTACAAACACCAAGTAGGAATTATCACTGGTCTCCGAATGGCTCTTGAAGCCTGCGACGAGGCCACGACGATCTGTAGCCGCGAGAACCGCGAATAAAAGGAGGGGGACTATGTCTAACGTGTCTGCGCATCACAACATCGCCATGCTCCACGAGAGCGATCCAAAGGAGGCGCTTCTCAAGGATCTTGGCGACATCAGCAAAGTCGAATTGCTGAACACGCAAGTGCTTGTGGCGGTTTATATCCGCCCCGAGAAGACCAAGGGCGGCATCATTATGGCGACCAAGGCCCGTGATGAGGACCGCCACCAGTCGAAAGTGGGCCTGATCATCAAGACCGGACCCTCCGCCTTCGTCGATGAGGGTGGGAAATGGTTCTCCAACCTTAATTTGAAGGTGGGCGATTGGATCGTTTTCCGTCCCAGCGATGGTTGGAACGTCACCGTCAACGGCGTCCTCTGCCGCATGTTCGATGACACTGCAATTCGCGCCCGCATCCCGCACCCGGACAGCGTTTACTGAGGAAATCACATGTCAGACATCGAAAATAAGCCGGAAGACGACAAAATTGACGACATTCAGGTCGTTGAAGTCGAAAAACAGCCTGAAATCGCCAAGAATGGCGGTTCTGAGCCTGAAGAGGGCATCCAAGAGCTGAAAGCGAAGCTCGAACAGGAGCGCGCAGCCAGAATTGAGGCCCAGAAACACGCCAGAATGGCCTACGAGACGGCTGCGGACGCTAAAAACGAGGTGCAGGACACCAACTTGCAGCTCGTCCGCAACGCTATCGACACCGTCAAGCGCAACAACGACATCCTCAAGTACAATTACTCTGAGGCGATGGCCGTTGGTGACTACAGCAAGGCGGCTGAGATCCAAGAGACGATGGGCATGAACTCCGCCAAGCTCATGGAGCTGGAGCGGGGCCGTGCCCACATGGAAAACGCCCCAAAGATCGTGGCGCCTGAGCCTCCGCGTCCCTCTGACCCGGTCGAAGCTCTGGCATCGCAGCTCTCGCCTCGTTCCGCTGACTGGGTGCGCCGCAATCCGCACTGCGTCACGGACCCGCGCATGTATCAGAAGATGGTGGCGGCCCATAACTTGGCCATCGCCGATGGCTACCAGCCCGACACCGATGACTACTTCGGTTTCGTCGAGGACACCCTGCGCATCAGCCGCCGCGTCAACGTCGATCAGGACGATGACCCGATGTCTGGCGCCGCCAAGGTGACCCAGCGCCGTTCCCCGCCCGCTGCGCCTGTCTCGCGCGGTGGCGGCGGTACGGGATCTCGCCCGAATGAGGTGCGCCTCACGCGGGAAGAGATCGAGACCGCCCGTGATCTGGGCATGTCCGAGAAGGATTATGCCCGCAACAAGATGCTCCTCAAGAAGGAAGGACGCCTGCAATGAACGCGAAATTTCAACGAGTTGCCGCTGAGAAGGCCGCAACATCCTCCCCGGAGCGCCCCGCCATGCGTCCTGAGCTTCGTGGGGAAGACCCCCGCGCTCGCGCCGCAGCCCGCGCTGCCCAGATCCGCAATGACAATGGCGGCATGGATGAGGGCACGGACGAGTTCTATATCCCGAAGGACATGGTCCCTGATGGGTGGAACTACGAGTGGAAGCGCCACACGATCTGGAACCAAGAAGATCCTGCCTACACCGTGCAGCTTGCGCGCGAGGGCTGGGAGCCGGTTCCGGTCAGTCGTCACCCGACTTGGATGCCCTCGAACTGGGACAAGGCCAGCATCGAGCGCAAGGGCATGATCTTGATGGAGCGCCCGAAGGAGATCTCTGACGAGGTGCGCCGCATCGAGCAGCGCCGGGCTCGCGAACAGGTGCGCATCAAGGAGGCCCAGCTCTCCGGGACGCCTGAAGGGACGCTCGACCGTGTGGCGCCCAGCATCAAGAAGACCTTCGACATGCCGATCCCCGAGGATCTCTAAGCACTGATCAGGGGGCCTTGACCGGCCCCCTTTTCTTTTGTTGCAATTATGTATATGCTGCCTCCTTAAGGTCGCATTGCGCCTTACCTCTCCCCGGCGTGAGAGGTTCGCCTACCCCCGGCTTCTGAGCTTCCCCGGTGTGAAGTGACGAGCTTTCCCGTAAAAAGGAGAACCCGTCATGGCGAATACCCAAGCCTATAACGGTTTCAGTCAGTACAAGGGAAACGGTTCCGCCCCGACCTATGAGCAGGTTCCGGCGACCATTATCTCCAGCTCCACCACTTCGATTTATTTCGGCGACCCTGTAGAGCCCAATGCTGCGGGCTACATCATTCAGGGCACCGGCTCCGCTTCCATCGCTGGCGTCTTCGTCGGCTGTCAGTACCTCTCGGTCTCGCAGAAACGCACCGTCTGGTCCAACTACTGGCCCGGCAGCGACAACAGCGGCAACGTGACCGCCTACATCATCAATGACCCCAACGCTCAGTTCGTTGTGTCTGGTGATAGCTCCACGTCTCTGTGGGTGCAGGCCGCCATCGGCGCCAACTGCGGTTATGCTATCGGCACGGGTAACACCGCCAACGGCATCTCCGGCGCCTATCTGGACTCCACGACCATTGCCGCTGGCACGACGACGCTGCCCTTCCGCATCATTGGGTACGTTATCGACCCTCCGGGCGCTCCGGGCACCGAGACCGGCGCCTATCGCAAGATCATCGTGGCCTTCAACAGCGTGTCTACCAAGACGCTTGTTGGCATCTAAGGAGTAGGATCAATGGCTGTTAATCTTTCAGCGATCAAAGATCTTCTCCTCCCCGGCCTCCGGGGCGTTGAAGGTCAGTACGAGCAGATCCCGTCGCAGTACGACAAGATCTTCACCAAGCACGACTCCAAGATGGCTCTGGAGCGCACCGCTGAGATGCGATTCCTTGGCTACGCCCAGCTCAAGACCGAAGGCGGCCAGACCGCGTTCGACAACGGCGCTGGCGAGCGTTTCGTGTACAATCAGGAGCATACGGAAATCGGCCTTGGCTACGCGATCACTCGCAAGGCCATCGACGACAACCCCTACAAGAGCCAGTTTGCGCCTAGCAACCTCGGCCTGACGCAGTCCTTTGCGCAGACCAAGGAGATCTACGGCGCCAACGTGCTGAACACCGCGACGACCTACAACGGTTCTGTCGGCGGTGACGGCAAGTCTCTTGTCGCCTCTGATCACCCCATCGACGGTGGCACGATCTCGAACTACACCACCAACGACCTGAACGAAAGCACGTTGCTGTCTGGCATGATCGCCATCCGCACGAACTTCCGCGATCAGGCCGGTCTGAAGGTGTTTGCTCGCGGTCGTCGTCTGGTAATCCCGCCCGCTCTTGAGCCGGTCGCGATCCGCCTGACGAAGACTGAGCTGCGCCCCGGCACGGCAGATAATGACGTTAACGCTATCATGTCTACTGCGGGAGGTCTCCCGGAGGGTTACATGGTTAACGATTATCTTACGTCTGCCCGTGCATGGTTCCTGTTGACTAACATTGATGGCCTTTCCTATATGGAACGTATCAAGTTTGAAACAGATATGCAAGTCGACTTCACTACAGACAACTTGCTGGTCAAGGGCTACGAGCGGTACAGCTTCGGTTACTACAACTGGCGCTCGATCTACGGCGCGTTCCCGACCTAAGCCATTGGGGCGGGGCTTCGGCCCCGCCCTTCTTTCTAGGCAAACGATCACGCAGACCGGCCTAGCGGACTCTGCACAGACGGCGTGATCTCATCGTGCAGGAGGCCTTTATGGCTACTTCTACTTTCACTGGCCCCATCAAGGCTGGCGACGTTCTGAACACGACTGGCACCACTGCCGGTACGGTCAAGAATGTCGGCTTCGTTGAGATGGCGCAATTTGCTGCCGTTACGCAGTCGGCTACCGCTGCGGCGACAACCATCGTAATCCCAGCCAACAGCTTGATCACCTCGATTGACCTGTTCGTTACGGCTGCTTGGACCAGCGCGACGACGACATACACCATCAGCGTCGGCACCTCCGCCACGGCCACTGAACTGGTTGCGGCGACGAATGCCAATGCTATTGGCAAACTTTCGCTTAGCCCCGGCACAGATGCTACCCGCACTGGTGTTTGGCTCAATACCGGGACTACGGATGACATCATCTACGTTCTGTCCGGCGCGTTGAGCGCCACCGCCGGTACAGGCACTCTCGTCGTCCGCTACATTCAGGCAGCCAACGCCTAAGCCATAGGAGATCACCATGAAGGGTAAGTCTGGAACTCGCGAAGCTAAGTCGCATACCGCCTACTCCGGCGGTAACAGCAACGTCGCTTCTGAAATGATGAAGCCCACCGGCGGCTTCAAAAAGGGCGGCAAGGTCGGCATGAAGGCGGAGGGCGTCATGTCCGAAGCTCACGCCGGTCGCAAGCCCCGCAAGAGTGGCGGCAGCGTCATGTCTTCCGCGTCGTCTGGTACGCCTCGCGGCAAGGGTGCGAACTACTAAGCCCGCCTCCCCGGCTTGGTGGTTCACGGCGGGGGCCTCTGTGCCCCCGCATTCGCATGGAGACTGCAATGTCTGGTGCTTGGACGCGCAAGGAAGGCAAGAACCCCGATGGCGGATTGAACGCCAAGGGTCGCGCTTCTCTGAAGGTTGAAGGTCACGACATCAAGCGCCCGCAGCCCGAAGGCGGTTCTCGAAAGGACAGCTTCTGTGCTAGAATGACTGGCATGAAGCGCAAGATGACTGGCTCGGCGAAGGCCGCAGATCCCGACAGCCGCATCAACAAGTCGCTCAGGAAGTGGGATTGCTGACATGGCTGAGAAACCTTTCTGGGAGAAAGATGCACCCAAGGATGCCAAGGAAAAGCATCTGAGCCGGAAGCAGACCCAGTCGGCTAAGGCCAGCGCGCGCGCCGCAGGGCGCCCATACCCCAACTTGATCGACAACGCCGCTGCGGCTCGCAGCAAGGGGAAGTAACATGCAATACAAGGCACTCACCAAGACTGGAACGGGCCGCAGCGCCATCTGCGTCGTCGATGACTTCCAGACCCCTTTCAATATCGGCGTGGCCGTCTCTATCAGCTCGACCGCGACGTTTACCGTCGAGTATTCCCTTGATGACCCCAATGTTGACGGGTACTCGGCGGCGTCTGCGGCATGGTTTGTCGCCCCCAGCTTTACGTCTGGTTCGGCGGCTATTGGCGGCGCCATCACGATCCCTTGCCGCGCCATCTCGCTCAATGTGTCGGCGAATGCGGGCACGGTGACGGCTAATATCGTTCAGGCTGGCCCGGCGTAAGGAGCCAAGATGGCAACGAGCGGCACCTACGCCTTCAATCCGTCGCTCGGCGAGATCACGCTTTATGCGTACAATCTCTGCGGGCTCAGGAACACGTCCCTGCTTCAGGAACACATGCAAGCGGCCCGCATGGCCGCCAACATGCTGTGCGCGAACTGGAGCAACCGTGGCGTGAACCTGTGGGCTGTTGACCTCGTCACGGTTGCACTGGTGCAGGGCCAGAAGACCTACAATGTCGATTTAAACACCGTCACCATGCTTGATGCCTACATGGTCATCGACGATGGCAATGGACAGCCCATCGACCGCATCATCCTGCCGGTGAGCCGCACCGAATATGCGAGCTATCCGAACAAGGAAACTGAAGGCTTCACGACGACGTTCTGGTTTGACCGCCTGATCTCGCCCAATCCCACCGTCACCCTCTGGCCCGTCCCGGATGGTTCGAGCGCGCAATACCTCAAGTATTATCGCGTCCGCCAGATACAGGACAGCAGCCTTCAGAACGGGACACAGGTCGAGATCCCCTATCTCTGGATGGATGCGTTCGCCTACGGCCTCGCCTCTCGTCTTGCGATCATCTGGGCGCCTGACAAGGCACAGCTCCTCAAGCCGCTTGCTGATGAGGCCTACGCCGTCGCCGCCGAACAGAACGTCGAGACGGCGCAGCAATATATCTCGCCCCAGATCTCTGGATACTATCGGCCATAAGGAGGCCCTATGGGATACGCCTCACAAGCCGGTCGAGCCAGAACAAGCGCAACATCGCCGCAGGCTCATGCAATATGCGACCGCTGCGGCTTTCGCTACAATCACGTTGATCTCAAGTGGCAGTTCGATTGGGCTGGCGCCTCGCTGATCAACAAGCGCCTCCTCGTCTGCTCGCCCTGTTATGACACGCCGCAGGAACAGCTCCGCGCCATCGTCATCCCGGCAGATCCGGTCCCGATCCAGAACCCGCGTCTTCAGGACTTCGTCACGGCGGAGCAGAACACGCGCACGACATCTGGCACGAACACGGTCGATCCTGTCACGGGCATCCCTGTGATCAGGGGCGCCTCGCGCATCACGCAGACCTACAGCACCCGCGTCACGCAGCAAACTGGCGAGCCGCCGGGCGGCCTCAACACAGAGCCCGGCACAAGCCCGACTGTCCCTGCCGATGCTGGTGGCAATGACCCCGGATTGCCGTATAATAACACGACCGTTCCAAAGACAGGGCCGCTGACATGAGCGTTGAGCAAATCCCGAACCTCACACCGGCGACTACACTCAACGGCACTGAACAGCTTGAGGCCGTTCAGGCTGGCTCGTCTGTTCGCCTTACGGTTACTCAGATCGGCACCTACATCAATGCCCAGTATCCTGCTCCGGGCATTACTTCCGTCACGGCGGACGCCCCCCTGACATCCAGCACCACTGTTGGCGCCGTCACGATTACTCTCCCGACCCAGAGTATCGCCAATGCTTACCTCGCCTTGATGGCGAATGGGACGATCAAGGGTAATCTGTCAGGCTCTACATCTACGCCTTCTGATGTCACCCCCAGCGCCATTCTTGACACGTTCGGGACGACTACGGGGTCTCTGGTCTATCGCGGCGCCTCCACTTGGCAGGCGTTGGCGGCGGGCACTAACGCAACCATTCTGCGCTCTAACGGGACAACTTCTGCGCCTTCTTGGTCCAGTCTTAGCACCTTGATAGACGCCGCCGTTGGTAGCTCGTCTCAGGGCTCTCTGCTTGTCCGTGGAAGCACCCAGTGGGAAAATTTCGGGCCGGGCACTGCTGGGCAGTTGCTTCAAACGCAAGGGACCGGGGCAAGCCCAAGCTGGGCCACAATTTCTGGCGCGGGAACTGTCACTAATGTCGCCACGGGCACTGGCCTGACAGGCGGCCCGATCACGGTCTCTGGCACCATTAGCATAGCCAATACTGGCGCTTCGGCTGGCTCTTATGGCTCGTCCTCTGCGGTCCCTTCGATCACTGTCAACGCGCAAGGGCAGATCACAACTGTCTCTAATACGACCATCAATGCTGTAACCCTGACGACCGGCACGATCAGCACGACCCCGGCCAATGGGACTGACATTGCCAACAAAGAGTATGTTGACAGCGTTGCGCAGGGCCTGAACTTCCATGCCGCCTGCAACTACGGGTCAACGGCTGCGCTTCCTGCCTACACCTACAATAACGGCACTTCTGGCGTCGGAGCGACGATTACGGCCACCGCAAACGGCGCGCTGGTTCTTGATGGCCATACGTTTGTCAGCCCTACAGACCTTAATCTGCGTGTTCTAATTAAGGACGAAACTTCGACAGCT